GTCGCCAGGCTCGTCGTGTCGTTGTCGATGGTGACAACGACCAGCACCTGGAACCGCGTCAGCGGCGCGTGCGCATCGACGGTGTACACATCGTGCCGCAGCTGGAACGTGAACCGGACGGCGGGCAGCACGTGTGTCTCAGGGATCAGATCGAGGAACGCGTCGAGGCCGGTCGCGGCCTCCGCCTTCGACTTGACCCATCGCGCCACCTCGAGTTCGTCAATCAGTTCGCTCATCGGACTCCGGGGGACACCTCCACCTGCAGCACGAGCGCCCACGTCTCCGGCTCGAGGACACGATGCACGGCGAGGTCGCCGTTGCCCGTGATCCGCAACACGTCCTGCGGATGCACGTCAGTGCCGTACGGGAGCGAGACGAGCATGAGCGGGATCGTACCTTCGACGCCGACCGCGTAGCGTCCCACGATGGGCTCGGTGTGAATCCGGCACGGCACGTCCTGGAGGACGGTCGTGGTCGTGTTGTCCAGCCCGCCGTAGTCGTCGTCGGTCGTCGCCGGACGCATCACGTCGCACGACTGGTCGAGCGTCTGCGCCACCATCGCGTCGCGAGCGGCTGCCAGTTCCCAGTCGCGCATTAGTACCTCCTCAGCCCGCGCCCATCGAGCCGCCGGTAGCGCGGGCCGACCAACTTGGCGTACGCCGATGCCATCGTGAGGAACTGATCGACCATCTGCGACCGGTTCAAGCCCTTGCCGTCCACGTCGAGGTCGTAGTCCGCCGCGACCCGGGCCGCTTTGAGACGCCACCCGCGCGCGGCCGCGACGTTGAGGTTGTACGTCGTGGTGTACCCGTTGTCGTCGGGGTACAGGCCGGTACGATCCCGAATCTTCGCGTCCTCGAGGAGGGTGTCGATGGTGTCGCCGTCGAGCACCGGTTCGGTGTCGTTCGCGAGCATCGCTTCGAGTAGTGCGCGTTCGGTCAATGTTGCCACGAACGCATCCTACCCGTCATCGGGAACGCTAAGACCGAAGGACAATGATCGCCGCAACGCACGCGGCGACGATCCCGGCGCTCACGAAGAACACGAGGACCGGCAACGCTTCGCGGACGGTAGGCACGAGGCTAGTGTCCGTCAGCGTAGCCCGCCGCGATGAGAGCAGCCACGAACGAGGCGACGATGGACACGGCGTAGATGGCGCGCGTCTTCATAGCCCCAGTTTGTCCGCGTTGTCGGCGCGCTTGCCGCGAAGGAACGCGTCCGCGATCTTCCACGCGGCAGCGACGGCCGTTGCGCCCGCCGACAGGAGCACCTGAGACTGGTTGTCGTTGATCCACCCGAACGCGACGGCCTGCGATGCCGCCCACGTTGCGAACGCCAGGACCTGGGCCGCAGTGATATCGGGAGTCTTGCCGCCGAACATTACGAGGTCTCGTCGGTCAGGACCGCGAACGGGTAGCGCTGTCCGGCAGTCGGCACGCCCGTGTCGAGGTTCGGCGTGTTCGGGTTTTGCCGTGTGATCGGGTTGGCAACCTGGAAGCCGAGGCGGAACGTGACGCGGAGCGCCACCATGTCCTGCTGCGGGAGGTTGTAGACGATGGTTCCGTCGCCGTCCTGAATCACGGCCTGATCGAGCATCTTGTAGGTGATATCCCGGCGGATGCCGAGGATGCCCTGCGAGAAGTCGCCAGCGAACATCTCCGCCGACCCGTCCGTGGGCCAAAGACCGGACATGGCGTACTTGACCGGTGCGCCCTCGATCGAATCGGTGGACACGTCGAGAAGTTTCTGGCCCGTCGTGTCGCGTGCGCCACGGAGCCGCGCCTTGAGGCCGCGATGCGTGACGAACCCGTTTACGTCGAAGCCCTCGTCCTCGACCAGCGCCATTAGCTGGTTGAGGTCCTCGGCCAGCCCGCCATCGCCCTGCGATGCGGTGCCGAGTTCGTAGGTGTTGCCCGCTGCGGTCGCGCCCGCCAGGAGGTCCGGCGGGAACGATGCCGGGGAGTTGACACCGAAGAAGATCGCCTCGTCCACGGCCGCGCCGATGGCTTCGACCAGACGGGGCTTGACCTCCGCCCACACGTCGAAGTCCTCGTCGTCAATGACGTTTTCGGGGATAGGCACGATGGCCGCGATTTCCTCGGCTTCGATGACCTTCTTGTCCCATGCCATCCGCGTCGTCTGCTTGAGGCCAATGTCACCATCGACCCAGTAGGCGACCGGGAGGAGCGAAAGGACGGGGAGGCGTCGAACCTTCGAGGAAAGCGTCACCCGGGGGAACAGCGCGAGCGCGGCCGATGCTTCCGGCAGCGACTGAATCACGTCGGACGACACATCTTCGGGGATGCGCGCCTCGACGTTCGAGCGCTGAATGTAATCGGTATTCGCGGGCGTTGCCATCTGGGTCGTATCGTACAGCCAGGGGGGTACGTGTTACCGGATGCGACCGCGCCCGAGGGCACCGCGCATCAGGTCGTTCATGTTCGCCTTCCGGTTGACGCCACCGCGCCGACCCGCGCCGGTGTCGTCGTCATCGGTGGCGACGAGGTACGGACGCTCCTTGCGGAGTTCCTTGAGCGCAGCGGTGACCTGCGTGCGGTCGTCGGGGTCCTCGATCAGGTCCCACTCGAGGAGCCGCACGGCCACGTCGGGGTCGCGGAACTCTAGCTTGGCCGCGACGGTCTCGGCCAGCAGCGCCCGGGTGCGGTGTGTCGCCTCGGCCAACTGCTGCTCGAGCAGTTGCTCCTTTTCGGATGGGCCATCGTCCTTCTTCGGCTTGCCCTTGTCGTCCGCGTTGCGGACGCGCTTGGCCGCAGCGACCTTCCCGCGCAGCGAGCGAATCTCCCGGCGCGCGTCCTCGAGTTCCGTCGTCAGTGCAGCGACGGGATCGTCGTCGGTCGCGTCGTCGTCGGTGGTCGTGTCGTCGTTCTGATCTTCGGTTGCTTCGTCTGAGGTGGTGTCGTTGTCGGCCATGGCAACAACGTTAGACGTTGCGCACTACGAAGCGACGGGAGGCTTCGGCGGAGCCGTCGGTGCCGGGTTCGCCGGGTCGGGTGACGTGGGCTTCGGGGACGGCGGAGGAGCCATCTTCCCGAACGCCTCAATCTCGTCGTCGTCGTAGCCCATCTCCTTTTGCAGGACGGCCTGCGGTACGCCGAGCGCTTCCTTCATCACCAGCGCGTTCAACTTCTCGGTCTCCGACCGTGGCGAATCGTCCTCCCACACCACGTTGAGGTCCACGCCTTCCGCCACGCCGGTGATGGCCGCAATGACGTGTTCCCAGTGGTTGCCGAACGACCGCTTCTGACGGCGACCCTTCCGGGTGAATCGAATCTCCGCCGCCTTCAGCGCTTCGCCCGAAGGGGTCTCGGACGTGGACACGAAGAAGTACGACAGCGGGACACCGGCGACGCGCGCCACGTCCGCCTGGAAAGCGTTCTTGACCTGCACGTACGGCGACACGTCGGACTGTCCGAACTCGCCCACGCGCGCCTGGGGATCGCTGAACAGGAGGAACGAACCCGGGCCGTGCTCGCTCTCGCGCCGGACAGCGATGGGCGTCCCGTCGCCGTCCGTGTAGACAACCTGCGGTGCGGTGTCCGAGATGGAACCCGGGTCGAGCGCTTCCGGCGGAGTGTCGTCCTCAACGCCGGTCGCCCACCGCTGGCGGAAGGCCTGGTACTCGGACGAGACGAGCATGTCGATCACGGTCTTGTTCAGCGCGTCCTGGAGCGGGAACACGTCCCGCAGTTCGGAGATGCCGTACTCGCCCAGCGCCTTGTTCGGGAAGTGGTACACCGGCATGAAGTTGTCCGGCAAGTCAACGCGACCCGAGCTCGAGAAGTTCTTCGCGTCTTGCGGGCGTACGTCGCGGTCGGTCGTCAGCGTGTACTTGCGAACACGCCCGGGCGTGTAGATATACAGCGTCCACCGGGTCTTGTCGCCCACGGACTCACCGAACATCTTTGCCGCGAGGTCGATGGTCGCCGGAACCGTGTCGGCGTAGTGGACGGCCATCTCGAAGGGGGACTGAGGCCACACGGCCAGGCCGCGTTCGCTCGGCTGCGCGATCAGGAACCCGTCGCCGTACGTGAACGCGCACGAGTGAATCTCGTCCGCCACGAGGTCGAGGCGACCGCGCTCCCACG